CGGCAGAGAGCTGGAGCGCGGCGAGCGATACGGTCGTCGCCTGGAGCGCGGTGGCGGACACCGCAGAGACATGGGCGCCGGTGGCAGACACGGCGGAGACTTGGACAGAGAAGACACACCCGGCCTACTTACAGGCCGCTTGAGGTAAGCAAACATGGCTGACACAACCACCATTAACCTGGGCCTGACGAAGCCGGAAGTCGGCGCATCGGCGGACACCTGGGGCACCAAATGGAACACCAACAGCGACCTGATCGACGGCGTATTCGCCGCCGCGGGCAGCGGCACGTCGGTGGGCCTCAACGTCGGCACCGGCAAGACGCTGACGGTGGGCGGGACGCTCACGATGTCGGCGCTGACGGCCTCGACGGCCTTGGCGCTGAACGCGAGCAAGCAGGCGGTGTCGGTGACGAACACCGGCACGGGCAACAACGTGCTGTCGGCCTCGCCCACGCTCACCGGCACGGTGGACGCTGCGGCGGTGACGCTCTCCTCGACGCTTACGCTCAACGGCGGCACCGCCAACGGCGTCCTCTACCTCAACGGGTCGAAGGCGGCGACGAGCGGCTCGGCGCTGGTGTTCGACGGCACGAACCTCGGCATCGGGACGAGTTCGCCCATTTACAAGTTGGATGTCGCGGGCAATATCCGCGCCCTCAATTCTGGCGCAGATTCGACAGTCATTGTCACCGCGCCAACCGACTCTTATGCCCCGTTCATCAGTTGGGGCGTGTCGGGCATCCGAAACTCAGGCATCTTGGGCTTCCCTGCGGGTGAGGACTCGTTGGTGTACCGCAGCGCGGCAAACAGTTTCAGCACCGGCACGGAACTGTTCCGCATCACGATTGGTGGAAATGTTGGCATCGGGACAAGTTCGCCGGGTGTAAAACTTGATGTTGCTGGTGAAATTCGCTCTCTTGTTTCGGGCGGCACTCCGGCTGTTTACCTTAACAACGGCTCAACGCAGCACAGCATCCAGAACAACAGCGGCGCATTTACTTTTTACAATAGCGGCGTAGAGCGTATGCGGCTCACCGCTGCCGGAGACCTCGGCATCGGGACGACTTCGCCGGGTGCGATGCTTGATGTGGCGGGCAACGGCAGGTTTGGTGCAAACAATCAGGTCAGGCTCGGCAGCGGAACTTTTGCGGTCAACATCGCTTCGGTCTGGGCTTCGGTTGGCCGTCTTGATATCGGCACGACTTCTGCTTCGGACATTTCATTTTTTGCCAACAACACCGAGCGATTTCGCATCGAAAGCAACGGCAGCATTCGTGCGGGTGCAACGGGCGCCCTTGCCACGACCGCGACGGACGGATTCTTGTATGTCCCGACCTGCGCGGGTACGCCGACCGGAACGCCGACCGCCATCACGGGCATGGCACCCATCGTGGTCAACACGACCAACAACAAGTTGTATTTCTACTCCGGCGGCGCGTGGCGCGATGCCGGGCCGTAACACACAGGAGACACGCATGGAAATCACCCTCAAACTGACCCGCGACGAAGTGCAGGCTATCATGCAAGTGCTTGGGCAGTTGCCGACGAGCAGCGGCGCGTGGCCTCTGGTGGTGAAGGTCAAGGAGCAGGCCGACGCGCAGCTCAAGGAGCAGGAGCCGTGACGACCCCCATCGAACGAGTCGGCGACGTCGCCGCCGCCGGCAGCGTGACCGCCGCCAGCGTATCGTGGCTGTCGCAGGCGAACGAGATCATCTCGCTCATCGCCGGGCTCATCGCCATCGCGGCGGGTCTCTTTGCCATCGCCGTCCACTTCAAGAACCTGCGCAAGCCGTGATGGAACCGAAGTGGCTCACCCGCGCGCGCGCCTTCCTCGGCCTCCGGGAAGTCCCCGGCAAGGCGACGGCGCCGATCATCAGCAAGTGGCTGGTCATGCTCAAGGCATGGTGGCGCGACGACGAGACGCCGTGGTGCGGGGTGTTCGTCGCGGCGGTCATGCGCCTCGAGGGATTCAACCCGCCGCCGCACTGGTACCGCGCGCGGGCATGGCTCGACTTCGGCTCCCTGCTCAGAGAGCCCGCGCTCGGTTGCATCGCGGTGTTCGAGCGCGGCGGCGCGGGCCATGTCGGCTTCGTCGTCGGGAACGATGAGGCCGGGCGGCTGATGGTGCTCGGCGGCAACCAGGGCAACGCCGTGACCATCGCGCCCTTCGACCGCAGCCGGGTCTTGGGCTACCGCTGGCCCACCACGAACCTCGCGCCGGGCGGCCCTCTGCCGCTCGTCGCATCTCGGGGGGCGAAGCCCTCCATCAACGAAGCGTAGGAGATAGAGCATGAACGGAGAACAGATCGCGGGCATCGTCCGCGCCATCGTGGCCGCCCTCGGCGGCTTCCTCGTCGCCAAGGGTGTGGCCGACGCCGAGACGGTCGCGGCCGTCGCCGGCGCCCTCGCCACCCTCGCCGCGGCGGCGTGGTCGGTGCTGTCCAAGAAGAAGCCCGAGGCGGCGTGAAGCTCTGGCTGGGGGCGGGACTGGCGCTCGCGCTGGCCGCCCTCGGCTGGGTCGGCTACCGGACGGCGTACCAGAGCGGCTACGAGGCCGCAGGGGCGGCCGTCAGGGCCGAGTGGTACTTGGAGAGGGCCAAGGCCGCAGAGGCCGCTACAGCGGCTCTCAGGGCGGAAACGGCCAAGCATCAGGAGGTGGAGCGTGGACTCACGGACAAGCTGGACGCTGCTGATCGCCGCGGGCGCGACCTTGCTCGTCGGCTGCGCGACGCCCGCGCCGCCCCCGGCGTGCCCGGAGCGTGTCTCGATGCCGCCCCGCCTGATGGCCCCGCCGGAGAGTCCCAAGACGCGGGAAGCCTTGGAACAGCTCTTGCCGACCACCTCGCCGCCTGCGAGCGCGACGCCGCCCGCTTCGTCGAGCTCCAAGCCTTGACCAAGGACTGACATGGCACTCATCCCCATCAGCCTGCCGCCGGGCGTCTACCGCTCCGGCACCGACTACCAGAGCAAGGGCCGCTGGCGCGACGCCTCGCTCGTGCGCTGGTACGAGGGCACCATGCGTCCAGTCGGTGGCTGGCGCAAGCGCGCCACCGGGCAGGTCACGGGCAAGTGCCGCGGCCTCTTGGCGTGGCGCTCGAACGCCAACGCGCGATGGATCGGCATCGGGACGCACTCGAAGCTGTACGCCATGAACGAGGCCGGGACCCTGACCGACATCACCCCGGCGGGCTTTACGGCCGGCAACGCCGACGCCGTGCTGAACTTGGGTTATGGCGGCGGCCCATATGGCCTGTTCTCCTACGGCACCCCGCGGCCGGACACGGGCACGGTGACGCCGGCCACGACCTGGACGCTCGACAACTGGGGCGAGTTCCTGCTGGCGTGCAGCAACGCCGACGGCAAGATCTACGAGTGGGACCTCAACACCTCGAACGACGCCGTGGCGCTTACGAACGCGCCGACCGGAAACAAGGCCGTGCTCGCGACGGCCGAGCGGTTCGTGTTCGCCCTCGGCGCCGGCGGCAACGCGCGCAAGGTGGCCTGGTCCGACCAGGAAGACAACACCATGTGGACCCCGGCCATCACGAACCAGGCCGGAGACTTCGAGCTCGAGACGGTGGGCTCCATCGTCACCGGCAAGCGCCTGCGCGGCGTGAACCTGATTTTCACCGACGTGGACGTCCACACGGCCCAGTATCAGGGGCCGCCGTTCGTCTACGGCTTCGAGCGCATCGCCACCGGCTGCGGCCTCATCGGCGCCCAGGCCGTGGCGGCGGTGGAGTCGGTCGCCTACTGGTGGAGCCCGAGCGGCTTCTTCATGTACGACGGCTTCGTGCGCCCGCTCAAGTGCGACGTGCTCGATTATGTGGTGAACAACCTCTCGCAGACGCAGCGCTCGAAGGTGTACGCCGTCGCCAACAACCAATACGGCGAGGTCTGGTGGCTCTACCCGAGCACCTCAAACAGCGAGTGCGACTCGTATGTGTCGTACAATTACCGCGAGGGGCACTGGTCCATCGGCACCCTGGAGCGCACCGCCGGAACCGACCGCGGCGTCTTCAGCTACCCGCTGATGGTCTCGCCGGACGGCTATGTCTACGAGCACGAGGTCGGCGTCACCTACGACGGCGTGGAGCCCTACGCCCGCAGCGGCCCGGTGGAATTCGGGAACGGCGAACGGCTGATGGTGGCCCGGCAGGTCATCGCCGACGAGAACGCGATGGGCGCGGTGTCGCTGCAGTTCATCACCAAGTTCGCGCCGAACGGCTCGGAGACGACCAAGAGCTACACCATCGACTCCATCTACACCCCGGTGCGATTCACCGGGCGGCAGGTTGAGATGCAGATCAC